GTGAGGTCTGTTTGATATATTTCCATAACATCACTTTCGCCTCTGCCTGAATAGCTAGTTCCTTCCACAACTGAGATGGTCGGATAAACGCGCCCTGATCGCGTAGTATGTCGGATATTCCGGGGAAGCGAGGTCCATTGTCTTCCAACGGACTGCCGCATCCAAGACATATCAATACTTTTCTCGGCCTCTGCGTAGTGCTGCAATATTCACACGTGACGTAGTGTTTGATTTCCATTATTCAAGCCGCTCCTCCAAAATCTTGATCGCGCCCTTGCGATTATTGCCAACTTGTTCTTGGGCCAGCCAATCCTTCACTAGGTTTTCATCCGCGTCCTTCAGTGCTTTACGGAGCTCAGTGATAGTCATCTGCTGACTGTCGGCCGCGGGCATCTCCGGGAATTCCTGATCAGATACTTCCACCGTCTCGGCCACGGGCAATTGACTCTCGGCAAATTGCGGGGCCGTGGCTATCACGGTCTCGGCAGGCTCGGGCTCAGAGACGGTCACAAAATCTGATATACCCTTGCGAGTCCTATTCATGAGTACATCCGCGTCGGACTTCATGATGTACTTCTGCTGACCCTGTTGGAAGGTGTAGCGCGTATTGGTGACTGGACCACGAACGCTGACCTTGCCCATTCTGGGTCCCTGGTATTCGACTTTGATCATGGCCTCGGGATCTTCGATTTGGGCCGGAGCGGTGCTGGCCGTCGCTTGACTGCGGCTAGGACTCACTCCGCGTTTCTTATCAGGACATGAACCGCAGGGCATGTGCTTTCTCCCTTCGTAATAATCAATCCACTTCGCCCTGATCGCGGGGAGGATTTCCTTGCGTAGGCCAAAGCTCTCTTCCCTGATCGTTCCAGCCCGGAAGCGGTAGACGAATCCTGGCTGATCTGCTTTATAGCTGCAGAGGCCCGCGGCTTGCAAAGCTATGAGATAATCCCAATCTTCCCAACCTGCGAACCCCTCATCGTAGCCGCCGATCTCCTCGTGCGCCTGCCTCGGGAGCAGGCACATCATGCTATGCCTCATCCGTTGCAATACGGCACCGCACTCAAACTCTGGGGCCTCGTATGGCGTGAGCGGCTTATTCGGATCGCCATCGCTGCGCAGCCAACTCGTATAAATCAAGCCGCCAGTACCCAGATATAACGAGACCATTTCCTCCAGAGCATGCGGTAGGAGCAGGTCGTCGGCATCCAGCCACAGTATAGCATCGCCGCGTGCGTGGCGTGCGCCTATGTTGCGTGCTGCAGCCGGCTTGAAAACTCCATTAGCATCGACGACCTTGGCCCAAGGCGCTCCAACAGTTGGATGCTCAAATCCATCGGGCCAAATCTTACCCGTGGCATTGACGACTACGGCCTCCCAGTTCTGGAAAGTCTGGGCCACAAGCGAGTCAAGCGCGTCGATCACATAGCGATCATGGCCCGGGCCAACCGGGATTACTACTGACACCAACGGATCGGCGAAATCAGGAACGGGCCAGAACTTCATCTTGTGAGGCTTTCCTTGAGCTCCCCACGGAACTAGATCGGGCCGCGGATGTTCTTGGGTCTGTGCCGATTGAAAAGCAGCGCGATTGTGTGTCTCGAATCCCATGCGCCACGGAAACCATGAAGTCCAGTCTCCGTCTCCAGGTTCGCCCTTGCTCTTGCTATCTCCGCGGTTGCGATAGATGATCGTTGCCGCCTCCGTAACCTTCTTGATCCTGAATCCAAAACTGGTAGCTCTGATCCAGAATGGCGCGTCCTCAGCCCTCCAGTGTCTGGTTCTGAAACCGCCCGTGCGCTCCATAACTTCCCGGCGCATCATCGCCGAATAGTGGATCTGATTTAGATGGGACATCTGCCCATACCAAGAATAGGCACTGAACGGCCAAGCATTTCTGGTCCTTCCGCTGCCGTCCTCAGCCACCATGTCCAGATGACCAGCGGCGATATGGATGTTCGCATCCTCGTCGAGTGCCTGGACCTGAATCAGAAGCGAGTTCTCGGCCAGCATATCGTCGGCATCTAAGAATAGAATGTAGCGGCCCCTGGCTTGTTGGAAGCCGAAGTTGCGTGCTCCAGGGAGCTTCAGGTTTTCTGGGGTCCGCACATAGTGAAACTTATCGCCTTTGACGATGTAATTGTGGCCCTCAGTGATCTCTTCCGCTTCATCACCAGGATCAGAGCAGTCGTCTACAACAATGCACTCCCAGTCATCAAATTCCTGCTCGGTGATGCTGTCCAAACAATCCCCAAGATAGCGGTCCAGATTGTGAGTGGTGACGATGATGCTCACCTTCACTTCGGGAGCTCTCCACCATTCCATCGTTCGCTTGTAGAGATCCGCATACTGCTCGATCCGCTGCGGCCACGTCCATCGATCGATCACATCCTGTCTAGCGTTTTCAGATAGCACCTCTCGGTTCTCGATCGCCCAACGGACGCCCTCGGCCAACGCCTTATAGTCATGGGGCTTCGCCAAGAAACCGGTCTCACCGTGAATGATGATCTCTCGCTGTCCCCCCCAATCCCACCCGACGACGGGAACGCCACAACTTAAAGCTTCAAGCGTGCCAATTCCGAAGGTCTCCCGAGCAGTACATAGATACAGACCCGCTTGACTGACGACCTCACGCATAGCCTCGACTGGCATCACTCCCAGGATCTCGATGTTCTTCGCGGCCTTTCCGATTGTGCTTTGGAAGCGGACATCAGGCATGCTCCCGGCCAGGAACTGCATGTCGCCTGGGTCGCTCACGAAGTCAGCTCGAGCTTTATTCCACAGAACCACTGGCTGGTGATCATCGGCTGGGGTCCACAGATTAGGATCGACCCCGTGATAGATGACCTCGGGATAGACCATCATTCCCCTACGAAGCGCATTTGCCACCCACTCAGAAGGGGCCGTATGCGCAACCGCCTGGATCATGGCTAGCGACACTTGGCGGTTGACCTCATGCGCCCAGTCTGCCCATTCATAGCGATCCCACATAGCGCCGTGATTCGTGTTGACAATTGGTTTGTTGGAGACTTCTACTCGCGCCGTTCCGTGTGTATTGATTAGGTCGGCATCCCGAATATCTCGCACCACTTCAATGCCGAAACGTGGGAGATATTCGTTCTGAGCTTCTACGACCCTTCTGATTCCCCCGTCTGCTTTGTCGGGTCTGTCATACCAATTGGGGATTATGTGTACTTTCATGATGCACCAAAGAGTTCAGGGTACATGCGGAAGATCTGGTCCTCCACGCAGCGGTATTCCTTTGCTGTCTCGATGTTCCGACCAACTGCAGGCAATCTCTCCGCGTAATCTTGAATGGAAAGCCCCAAGAGAATTTCATCGAGTTCATCGATGTCCTGAAATGTGATGATGCCTTGCATATCGAAATGAGTATCGATCTGTGGCGAACCCCAGTAGATAGGGACGGTGCCGAGGCAAATGCAGTCGATCAGCTTCTCTGAAAAATAATCCGCCTGTCTACTATTTTCGATCACGATTGAATACATGAAGGAGGCCAGCGCTTGGAGCTTCGGCACATATATGTCAAACCCAAAGTCCTCAATCTGATCAGGGTAGCACTCACGCACCGCGTGGCGCAGTTTGTGGCCCTCAGTCGTGTTCTTCTGTGATCCCAAGATTGAAACAAGCCGACTTTTCTCTTTCAGTCCCCAATCATGCGGATGGATCCAAGATCCACCATAGGGATAGAACCACCATTTTTCCCTGTGGATATAACGCATATCGAAGGTCAGAATGGCCCCGAAATATTCCTCGAGTTCCAGTGCGTCAAGATAAGGATCAGGCCTCAATCCATGTGGTTCGAGGATCCACGCTACATTTCGATCAGACCTGCCGAACTCACGCACGGTCTTGATCTGCCCATCGGTGAAGAAGATGGGATCGTCCCCGTATTCGCCCTTCGTCGGGAATTGATACCACTTTACGAACTCGGGCATCTCACCAGCATTATCACCGCCGAGAGAAGCTGAGAGAGATTGGCCCATGAATGCAGAATCGACGATTGTTACTTTCAATCCAAACTCCAGTGAACTATAGTGTGCGCAAGCCCTGCTCTCAGCGTCATTCCAGGTTCCCAATCTAAGTCCTTATTGGCCTTCGAAGGATCAAGCACGATGTGGCGCTGCTCAGGCACTGGCGGCCCGTGTGGGACTTCATCATCATGACCAGTGATGTTCTGAACAATAGCGACCGCCTCATTGAGCGACGTGCCGATTCCTGTTGCGATATTCCAGATGCCACTCTTCCTTGAGTGTGTTAGCGCGATCATATTTGCTCGGATCACGTCGCCCACATAAATCCAATCACGGGTTTGCTCGCCATCCCCATTTATGATCAGCTCATCTCCCTTTAGCATGTGATTGATGATGCGCGAGACCACGGCGTTTTCACCGCTCGACTTTTGGCCGGGGCCGTAGACATTCCCATATCGCAATGCCGCCCAAGACAATCCAGAAGCGGCCAAGTAGTACTCACAGGCCAACTTCCCCACACCATAGGGACTGGCCGGCCGGGAATCCATGTCTTCCCGCAGCGGGATGATCGATTCAGGATCGTAGAGCGCACAGGTCGAGGCGAACACAAAGCGACTACAGTTGACTTGTTGCGCCGCGCTGATCATGGCAACCGTTCCCAGCACGTTGGTCCGACAATCCTCATAAGCATTCTTCAGCGAGAATGGCACACTGGCGTTGGCCGCCAGGTGGATCACTGCCTCGGGCGTTGAAAGCTCGAACACTCCCCGAATAAGTTGTATGTCTGCGACATCCGCTCTTACGCACTGCACCCCATCAAGATCTGGCTGTTCACTATTATGGTCGATCGCCAACACATCATGGCCATCTTCTATGAGCGCCCTGACCATGTGTTGTCCGATAAATCCTGCACTCCCAGTTACGCAGATCTTCATGCGCTTTTCATCCTTTCCCTGGCGGCTTTTAAGCCACCGCCTTTCCACTCAATATAGCGTCGGTCCTGGACCGCCTTGTCTTCGTGTTTCCTATCCATGGAAACGGTCGGCTCATGATGGTGTGGTACATACGAAGCTTGGCAGTACGTGAATCTCTTGAGATCTCGGCTTCTCACGGTGAGCTCACTGTCGCAGAAGTGATGGAAATACTCGCTTGGAAAGAAGGGCTCGCCATATACAACTTCGAACCATCGACGCGTGGTCATTCCGTGACTGGCGTTGCCACCATCATGGATGTCATCTCTGAAAGTCAAGAGGCCAAGGCCGTCCGGAAAGCTTTGCGTGAAGCAATGTTCAGCTTCCTCAAGCCAGCGCTCATGGAACGTCACATCCTTCCCGAAGTAGCAGAACGGTTCATCCTCAGCTATGGGACAGATCGTGAAGACGTGGTTGAACGACTGCCAGAAGCCGAGGTTCTTCTGGTTCACGACGGTCTCGATCCCCTTGAAATCATCCAGTGCCAGGACACTCTCCGGATCTTCATCGACGACCACCACAGTTCTATGCGGAATCTTCTCAGCTGCCATGAGGCTATCAAGGCAACGGATCAGCATATCCGACCTATGGCGCGTCGGGATGATGACCGTTGTCATCCAGCATCCTCGCCCTCCAGTGTGGCGGCGTAGGCATGTAGGGCCTTAGCGCATTCCATCTCATAAAGCGGGGGTTGTTCAACAATGTGTTCCGACCAAAGCTGTGCATACTGCGCACTCAAACACTCCACAGCATTCAGGCGGCGTTCTGCTTCCTTCCAATGCAATCGTTCCCCGCAACCTTCTACTTTGCAACGGACGAGAAACGTTCCGCTATACACTCGCTCTTTGATACGCCACACATGCCTATGTGCCATCTTCTGTCTCCTTTCACTTATCCACCCATACGACCTGGGTCCTGCCTCCATGTCCATGAATGGCCTTCAGATCGTACATCGAATCATAGACGGCAACCGAGGTCCTTACCGTGCGCCAGGCCAGCACGACCTTCCCGGTCGAGAAGTGGCAGCCTTCCGCGACGACACCTTTTCCGGACATGCCAGAGACATCCTCTTGGCGATTGAGAACGAAGCGTCGGAAGCCGCTCAATGCATGGCCCTAGTAAGGCGCACGGAATAGGCCATCAGTGCATCGCTATGGCATTCGCCACATCCTGGACAACCGTCCTTTTCATCATCAACAAAGTAATGCTTATTGGAATCGTGTCCACATTCACATGGGAAATGACCATCCCACCAAGCGGCATAATCCTCTTTCCTTAGCTTCTCTAAATCATTCATCAATAGCTTTGCCTTTCTCCCACATGGCCCCACACCGACCACCCGCCCAGCGAAATCGGCCACCATATTTGCGGCCCGTTCTGCCTATCTCTTACTTGTTGATCGTAGGCCACTTCACAGTTTCCCGGATTGACTGATGGATCGGTTGGGTATCCATCGTAAAACTCGAAGAACCGCCGATGTCTCAGCGATGGATTTCCGCTGTACTGGTAAGGCGTACTCCATCTCACGCGAAGATAATGATTGCCTTTATGCCCCACCGAATAGAGATCCAAATCAATCGCCATGTATCCCATTCGCACCATCCCCACGTCCGGCAGATCCAAAAGCAACCTCACGTAGGGGCCGATATGCAGTTGCTTTCCCAGCTCCCAATCATCTTCCAGCCACAGGATGATGTCGGCCCACTCAAGGCATCCTTGGATAGCCCTGTTCCATGAGGGACCCGGTCCCATACGTTCCGAGTGCTGCCCGATGATCAGTGGCGAGGACTCGCCGTTGCGCCATTCATGGCCGACCTGCGCCATCACCGATTTGAAGTGATTTTCAGGACTTCCATCGTCGGCCACGTACCAGCCCAATGCTCCGGTCGGATAGACCAGCCGTTTCCTGATTGAACGGATGCAACTCATCACGTAATCGGTCCGCGGTGGATAGCCCTCGGCAGTCCCCGTCAAAAGAGCAATGGCCACCCGCGGCCATTCGGTCCCTTGGATGACCTCGATCTTGTCGCTCATCCGCCAACGATCTCAGCCACAGAAACGCAGACGACAAGATCACATCGAAGCAACCGATCCCAGATCCCGGCTTAGGGAGTTCCGTTCTTGTCATCAAACATCACCCGGCTTCCTTCGACCCCCCACTGAACGCGCAGGGGCCGAACTTCGTACATCTGCATTGCCATATCCACTACCGCCGCAGCCTTGAGCGGCACGTACATCAGCAGGAATCCTCCCGCGCCCGCCCCGCAGAGCTTCCCGCCCAGAGCGCCCGCATCAAGCGCCGCGGCATACATCTCATCGATCACGTCATTAGAGATCCGATCACTCAATCGCCGCTTGCGTTCCCATCCCTCACCCAAGATGTATCCGAGGTCATCGAGCTTCCCGCTCACTAAGGCCTCGCGTGCCTGCGTTGCCAACCCCACCATCGCACCCACTTCGGCTGCAATGTATCGCTTCTCCTTGATGCGCTCAGAGGCATGCTCCAATATCTCCTGACTGTCTCTGATGAATGCCGTCCGATAGAGTACTAATCTCTTTGAGAGCTTCTGTTCGGTCTGAGGCGAAAGGTTCAGGGCTTCGACGTTGACATCTCCCGTAGGAAGGAACTGCATGTGATTGAAGCCGCCGAAGGCACAGGCATATTGATCCTGCTTGCCGCCTGGCCTATCAAGTCGATCAAGCTCTACCTCGCAGGCAGCTTCAGCGAGGTATCTTGCTCCCGGCGCCTTTCTCCAGATGTGTTTGGCAAGCGCGTGGATCACGCCCACCGTCACGGCACTTGAAGATCCCAATCCCGATCCATGACCAGGCACATCGGCCAGCGTCGAAATCTCCAGTCCGAACGGAGCATCAAGCCATCTAAGACTTTCTCTGACCAGATCATGTTCCATGCCATTAAGAGCGTTGACGATTTCTGTCTTGCTGTAACTGAGGCGTATATGATATTCGCTCCAATAGCGGTTGACTGCCACATAGACATAGGCGCCAATCGCCGCGCTTGTGACCGCACCCATCTCGCCCTTTTCAGTCCAGGCGGGGAGGTCGGATCCACCGCCGGCAAAGCTCACTCTAAGCGGGGTACGTGTGAGGATCACTCAGTTGCCCAGCGATTGCGGAACTTCTTGATCTCCGATGCCAGATAGAAGTGTTTGACCATCTTGCTATCGTAGAGTTCATCAAGCAATTCACTATCGAATTTCGCGGCCTTGATAAACCGAGCATAGTCATCACCGAATTTCTCACGACCATAGGCGCGGTGGTCCACCGTGAATGGACCTGAAGCTCCGAGGGCTTCCAATCCTTCGGCAAGTGCGCTGTCTAACTTCTCGGTCTTGATCACCAGCACATTGCCGTAGACCTTCCAGCCTTTAGCTTTGGGGAATGTCTCCGCGTAGACATCGACACCGAGAATCGGCTGCAACCAATCTTCGAACCATGTCAAATAACCGTGTTGGAAGTTCGCGGTGAAATCTTCGAGTTGTAGAAATCCAGAGTAGGTAGTCTCGAAATACTGGGAGATATTACGCGCCATGGGATCTCTGACCATAGTCACGAATGCATCATAGAAATTCAGGTCAAGCTCATAGATGTCATGGATGTTCCCCGGATAGCCGCGGCCAACCACATGCCCAGCAGATTGAACGGCGCGCATGACCGTCGTCGATCCGACCTTCCCCATCGTGTAAGCCAAGATGTTCATTGTCCTCCTCCATAGTATTTATCATTCGCATACGCGATCTCGATGTCCGGCTCTTTCAATCCCAACCGGTCTACGAACAGCCAGCGTCTGAATTTCTCGTCGAGGCAGAATGCTTCATATGTGATGTAGATAAGTGGGAAATATCTAAATGCTTCAAAGGCTTTAAACAGACCGTGACGAATCTTTACTGCTAGAATGCCAGGATGACGATTTGGATCTCTTCTTAATACAGATTTGATTGTTGCGTTCCATTCACGAAATATAATGATCGGCACTATGTTATAGCCTGCGATGTCCATAGCCGACGCGATTTCGGAGAATTTGGGTGCCTCTCCTGCATGGGGAATGCTACGCCTGAACACAAGCAGATCTGGCATCTCCCCGAATTTGTAATCTTTATGGACACCGTTATGCCAAGATTCCCAGTGACAGCCGGCCAACTGGAAAGCCTCGGCCAGCATATATGTGCCAGATCCCTCAGCACCTACGATGAAGAAAGCTCGTCTACTCACGTCGTTTCCAAGCCTGGGCCGTGGATCCGCAATCCCAGATCATCTCGTGGGTCACATCAAGCATCTGTCTCAGCCTCAGCCACTTCTCGGCCGCGGTCTGCACAAACAGATGCCATTGACACCAGAAGTATTTGATCTTCGGCATCATGCCCATCCCGATCATATAGGGAAGCAACACGAATTCGCCGCCCTCAATGTTCATCAGGCAAACGTCGATCTGATCAATGTGTTCTTTGATGAAGAATGAATAGGCATCCACGACCAAGATTGAACGGGTATCCTTGCCTCCGGGGAATGACATGAGTGTTCCCCCATCTCGGCCAAATTCGGTCAAGGTCATCTCACCGCCGTGAGTCCACAATCCGAATTGGTGGATCTTGGCGTTGTAGCCCTCAAGCTTCTCTTCGATCTTCACAGCCGCCCAGTCTTGAGGCTCGAATACATAGAGCTGAGGGTTGTACTTCTCGGCCATCTGTAATGCCCAGCGGCCTTCGTAGCCGCCGATCTCCCACACTACAGAGTTCTCATCGGTTCCAGGCCAATCCAAAGCCAAGGTGTCATCGCCTCGGGCGGCGAACCAGTCTTGAGGTTCAATCATTCATCCATCCATTGCGAAAGAAAGTATCCATAAGCGCCAACGATAGAACACAGAGCGCATCATGACCATCGTCACCCTGAAACAAATTCAATTTAAGTTCCTCATCAAGGCCATGTAAGATTTCATGGATAATAGTCTCCCAGACATCCTCTTTTGATCGCCCAACATCGTAGATACGAATAGTTCTAGTCCAATAATCAATCTGGCCCCATAAAGATTTGCGACGATAAATATCAACTTCAGAAGGTTTGTCAACATAGGTAACGGAATACTCAATGCCGAGAATAATTATTTTTTCAGGATATTTCATTGTTCCTCCTAATGCTCGAAGACTTGGACATTGCTCACCAGCCAGAACATCGGCATCGGAATGGCCATCCAAGCTAGACGTAGCCGATGGGTCAGGTCCTCCCGATATTTCAAACCGCGCTCATAGAGCTGGTTGCGCCAGTACATGGCCGCACGTAGATGAAGATGATCGTCTCCGCCCTGCCCAGGATGGGCGGCTGTGAACACGAGTTGACCGCCCTTCTGCACGTGGCTGGTGATGTTGTTCAGGAAGATCCCGGCCTTGGAAGGATTGATGTGCTCGGCGACTTCGATGCACATGACTAGGCCGAATGTCCGGCCAAGGTTGAGTGGCTTGGTCAGGTCACGGATGATGTCGGGTTCTTCGTTCTCGATCTGGTCGACCCCTATCGCATCAATGTTCAATAGCCTCGCGATCTTGACCATGGCCGCAGTCCCACAGCCGACATCCAAGATCGATGGCGGTTTTCCAAACACCGTTAGGTATCCGAAAAGCACCCGTTCATTCCATACATTGAACTCTTCCAAATGCTTTTCCCAGACTTCAGATGTCATCGATTTCTTAGCCATCATTCTCCTTGTCCCAGCGCCCCCCGCGCTATCTGCCGAACAACAGACTGTGCAATCATTGGCCGCTGCTTGTCATCTGAAGCAAAGACAATCCCATCTAGCTCAGATAGACTCTTTAGTGCAGTTTCCAGCTTGGCGATAGTTGTCAGCGCAATCTTAATGGCGTCATCCACGCGGTTTTGGCGCTCAATCATATCTGCGATGTGTGGTCCCCAACGCATGTCGTGAAGAGCTTGGCGCGCTTCATCTCCTGGTTTCATTGTCGTTCCTCCAGTGCGGCGGCGTAGGCTTTCAATGCTTCGTGAACAGGCAGCATGTATTCGTTGCCATCTTCCGCTATGGTGCGCCGCGCATTCATGGCAAACTCAGCACTCAAACACTCGACAGCATTGAGGCGATTAAGAATTTCGTCGTCAGTCAGCATAGCGTGGCATTTTGAGTTTGGCCCAACCTGCACAAGACAAATAGGCATCATTACTTCGTGGTAGTCATGCCATTTCATCACCCACTCATGCTTATGTGCCATCTTCTATCTCCTGTCTCAGATATTCGGGGAGGGCTTGGTACACTTTGGAATTTAACCATTCCGGGTCCAGCAATACCACATACATGAATTGCACCAGCGCATCCCTCTCCTCGAACAGCTGCTTTATGTCATCAACGTAGGTTACGGAAAAGCCCCACGGTATAAGTCCGTCACCATAGAAATAGTCCCATGCTCTTTGGAAACGCTTCCGTGCCTCATCGGCAGTCCACCATTCCATCTGTTTTTCAGGCATCATTCTTCTCCCACCGCCTCGTCAAACCACTTAAGTTTTTCCTCTATCGTCTTCATGCTTTTTAATTCTGCCCTATGCGATATGTTTGATACCTCCCACGGAGGCAGTTTATGGTAACGGCTTAGATGCCTTTTTAACTGCCGCACTCTAGAAATATCGCCATCTATAAAACTCGAAAGGGCACAGAACGGACACCTGAGTAATATCTCCTTCATGTCGTCTCCCTTCATTCTTTCTTATCCCAGCGCCCAGAAGGCTCCCCGCCCGATAGCCAATCGTCGCCCAGGAGCTTGCGCATCTTCCTCTGTTCCAGCCACATCAAAAAGCCGAGGGGTAATAGGAATAAGCCCACGGCATAGAGAACAATCATTTCAATGGCGTTACGCAATTTGCGAAAAACAGATGACACGCGTGGCTCCCGGCCTTTACGTGGCGCTCCCGGTTAAATTAGGGGATCGGCAACCCGACCGGGAAAATAGGCTGTCCCATCCTTGGAGATGGTTAGCCGACCCCCAGTATATAACAAAGGAGGAGGGCGGCAAACCCTCCTCCAGAATTTCTCAATCAGTCTCCTTGTTTATCCGTTCCAGTCGCCGAAGAGGCTAGGCGGTGGGGGATCAGTTATCCCGCCATCCACGAAGTATGGATCATCCGGCTGCGGGTCCCGCGGGTGCTGCAGCGGGCAATAGCAGACGTTCGTGAGCCGTGCGGCGATCTGCGGTGTTCGCAGGATCACTCGTGGCTCGATCTTGGCCTCGTGAAGGACGCACCAGTTCTGCGTATCCCAGGTCCAGAGATATTGACCGGCATCGGTCCAGAACATATTGGTGAGGCGCCCATTCGCTACCGCCTGCATCGTTCCTGTGCGGTAGTCGAAATGCTGCCAGAAGGTTACGGGGATCCCGCCCTTCACCGTCAAAGGAACCAGATAGATGTCTGAGGCAAAGCAGCCGACGGGGATCGCGCTGTTGTCGCCCGAGGACTCTTCAACAATGTTGTCGTCGAGCAGCACCGGCACTCTCACGCCATCGATCAGCAGGAAGTTGCCGTTGCGCATCTCATCCCGCATCCTGACGTTCTCGCGGCCATCGACGAAGATCTCTCGGTTGTCGGTGGCACTGGAGAAGGTGCAGCGGTAGGTCTGGTAAGCGCAGGGCCATACATCAGTGAGCTCCCAGAAGAGCGCGGTCCGCATGGCGAAGATCCAGCGCGCAGGATTCAGGTTCGTATGCTGCGCGATGTGATTGACGATCCGCCAGATGGTGAGTAGAACCCTCACGATGTCTGGATCTGCATCTTCTTCCTGCACGCAGGAGTAGTTGAAGTCCTTGACATCGGAGTCGAGCGTCGGGCAGTCATCGCCCGTGATCGCGTCCACCTTGGTCGTACCGATCAAGATGTCCAGTCCCTGGAACTCCATGTGGCCGCCGCCCGCGGAGTTATTCGCGGGTGTTGCGGTATAGAGCTGGCGCCCCAACCGGTTAGCAAATGCCACGCCGAGTTCAAGCATCCTCGCCAGCACCTCAGCGCCAGCCGATAGCTGCTTGTTGGGATCGATATTGGGGAAGATCGTCTTTCCCAATTCAGGGGCGATCGGATCGTTGACAACCCGAAGGTCATCAAACTCGCCGCGATTGATCAACTGCCCCACGCGGTTGATCTCCAATTCACGCGTGCGGAAGCTGTAGCGGCCAAACGGGAAGGTCTGCAAGCAGCGCTTTTCAGATCCCGCCACCTCTGGGTCATCGCAAACCCCATCGGGGACTGACCCGCTCACATCCTGGTATCCGGTGATCACACCGAATAGAGGATGAGTTAGGTTGGTCGCGAAGACTGGCAGCGCCGTTGCGAGCCCTGAGCCCTCAATCCGGGTATGGAATAGGTCACGTTCGATCCCTTCCTGCCCGAATAGCCCGCCAGGGCCGTGAAGGTAGGGCGTGCTGGGCGTACCAGTCGCCGTCACCTTCGATTGAATCATTGATGCAAGTGCATCGAGAACCTGCTTGTTATCCATGATGATTATTCCCTCCTATGATCTGGGTACAGCATCAGCCGCGGGGATTTCGTGAGCTTCGGCGAGCCAGCTGCCGTCCGCCTTGTCCCCAGGCTTGCTGTCACCCAGCTCCTTATCTTTCTCATCATCTTTATCGAGGATGTTGTCCTCTGACTTCGATGCGCCTTCGAGCCAGAACAGCCCGCTCTTCGCTGCCTTGGGCGTCATCTTCTTGGCGATCTTCTCGTCGTCGGTCTTCGACAACTCTGCGATCTTCTCGGTGAGCGCTTTGATGGTCTCATCCTGCTTTTGCAAGAGGTCGCTCAGCGCGACAAGACCTATCTTCTCAATCAGTTCGTCGGTGTCAACATTGACATTGACAACGGATGTGCCTTTCGCGGCTTCTTTCTCCTTTTCCTTGGGCTTTTCGTCTTCGGCTTTCTCCTTGAATTCAATTCCCATGGCTTTCAACTCCTTCGCCATTTCCCCGGTCGATTCCTCAAGTTCAGAAACTCTCTCTTCACCGAGCGCATCAATCAGGAATTTGCGTCTCTCTTCTGAAAACATTTCCTTATCCTCCTTGCTAAACGTCGCGAAATCCGTCCATTCATTCGCCACGTGTTCGCGCGGTAGGACGGAACTTTCAAATGATCGGTATTGGGTAATTACGCCGGTTTCCTTATCGTAGCCCAAACGCAAGAATGAATGAGACATAGCCAGATCATATTCATCGGCCATCTTCGTGAGCATTACTGCTTCAGCTTCAGTGAGCTTGCCCGATTCCAGCAGATAGCCATCTGCATAATCCAGCCAATCGGCACCGCTTTTCATGGCCGTGCCGAATGTGTGCCAAAGCCACAACTCCGGCATTCGCTCATCAGCCTTTTCATAGACCCAATCAATGAATTCCTTATGGGAGGCTTCAGCGAGAATTTCACCTTGTGGATGAGCTTTAATATCCCGATCACGCCATTTATTGGATACCCATCCAAGCCAACGAAAATTTCCTTGCAGGTCTTTCTCGATCACGAAGCCCGTAGACTTGACCTTCGCCAGTCTCTCGCGCAATGTCCGCTTCTGATCAGGGGTTGCGCCCTTGATCTTGTTGATGGCCCCAGAAATCTTACTGGCCACACTTGACTTCGCTGTACCCAGCTTTACTCTCTGCCCTCTAAAGCCTGATGGCTGCATGGCGGTGATCGCCCTCGCTACCTGGGCCACTGTGAAGTTGCCTGATTGCCCCTCTGCAAGTCTCAGCTTCCACGTCGAGGGCTTGGCCGCATCTGGTACATCGGCGAAGTCCGAAGCCTTGAAGTTCGCCCCGGCCTCGCGCTTGGTTACTTGCTTGACCCCGATCTTGGCTAGGATGCTATCCACTAGGCCCGGATCTTCGAGTTCTTTGTTGGCCTCGGTAGTCGCATCTACCTGGCTGGGGAAGCCCTCAGCCAGAGACGCGATCATATTGCCTTTGTCATCCATCTCTAGTTCGGGATCTTCAAGGATGTTATCGACCATCTTCCTGAACTCGAACTCCGTCTGCCTGACGGCTTCGGTCTTGTTCTGACCAGTTCGGAATTCGGCGAGATCATCCCAGCTCTGTGCGCCACCAAAGTGCATGTGGCCCGAAGGCATCTCCACTAGATGGCTGCTCTTCGACTTCTCAGGCTCTTCCTCATATTCCTCTTCAGCGATTTCCTCGATCGCCTCCAAAACTTCCTGCTGCTGTTCTGGATTGTCAATCGGAGCGAAGGACTCTTCCACCTCGGCCAGCGCCTTTTCCTTGGCCCTACCGATTGCCTGGAGATCCTTACGCTTGCTCGCCCTTCGTTTCTTGCGCGCACTTTTCGAGCTGCTCATTCCTATCTCCTTGCCCACGATTGAGTTGAAGCAGATGGCGATCGCCTGTTTCTTGGTGCGACCTTGCCGCTTCACATCCTGAACGCATCTTTCCATCGCCACCATTTTTTTAGGCGGCACATTTCTAAATTGTTTCTCCATTTGCACTCCGAGCAGGTCGCGCTAGAATTAAGGTATGGCTACCAACATCTGCGCGACCTGCCATCGCGCCTATTACATTCGTCCTTGCAACATCAAGCGTAGCAATTATTGCTCACGTTATTGCGCTCGTGGTTCAAATCCTTTACTCCTACGAAACTGCATATTTTGTGGTTCAAAATATAAGCCCAAAAACCAAACTTCAAAATATTGCTCACGAGCATGTCACCAATTATCACGACGCATTCGGATCAAAAAGCAATGCGCGACCTGTGATCAAGAATTCGAAGTTACACCTGCCAAAAACGCCACCCGTCACTGTTCTATGAAATGTCGAACTCAACTAGATTCCAATAATCCGAACTATAAGAATGGACACTTCTCTGGCCGCAGCAATTCATATCCTTATGGTGGCAAATGGCCGACAATTCGCGAGAGAGCGAAAAAGCGGGATGACCATAAGTGTCAATGGTGCAGTTCAACAAAATCATTAGAGGTTCACCATATCATTCCATTCAAAGCGTTCTCTACAAAGCAAGAGGCAAATAAGCAATCCAATCTCATCACCCTTTGCAGAAAGCCGTGTCATCAAGAAGCAGAGTATTTCGACGTTGCTTCTGCATAAAAAAAGCCCCAACGGGCCTGACCCGGTGGGGCGCGTAATGAGTACGACTAGCGTTCAGCCACTCTCAATGGGGGACTGGCCTCGTGTATCTGCCACGCGAGACCATCCCACCTCGCAATTAGCATACATGGTTTGCCACGTTTCCGCAATTCTCTCGACATGAGAACCATCTCGGCCTCGGCCCTTGAGAGCTTGCCTACCTTGTTGATTATATCCTCTGGCGTGACTACCATTTTACCGTCTCAATGACCTCAGGAATGCCAATCGAGTTAGATTTCTCAGATTGCGAAGGCGCCGCTTGGCGATTGTCAGGGAGAACTCACGAGCCTTGATTCCAGGATGTATTACGCGACGTCTATGAACGAATGGTCCAGATGCGCCACCACCTCGTGAGCCAATCACGCGAACGCGGGTCTTGGCTGTATAGCCAGAACGAAACCGCAGATTGGCTGTTCCTGATTTCGGAATAGGATAATTCTTTCTAGTACCCTTATCTAAAAATAGATAAATCTCGCTGTTCGTGCTGACCTTTGCTTCGATATTATCTATTTTCTGTATCGGCCCTCGCTTGGCGAATGCTGCCTTGGTCCTCCAGGTTCTCACAGTCCTCTTGAAGTCATCCCGCACGATGTTCGCGGTCTGATCAACAGCGCGCGTCAGATTGCGCCGAATGACTCTAGGGTCGATGATCTTCTTGTCAAACCCTTCGATCTTGATTCCAATGTTTATTGGCATGACTAAAACACGTATACCCAGCCACCCTGTACGAAGGATTGGAGCGTGCAGTTGCAATTGCTGTGACATTGATCCGATCCATCGGCCGGCAATCCCCCAGTGAAGGCCAGCATCTCATCCCAGCTCCCATACTCACCAGCCTTTGGTGGACAGGTATCGCAATGCTTCGATCGTGGATCCAGCAGCCGCCTCACCCGGATCTGCTTGGTCGCTTCCGGCCCAAATACTTTGATCAGGGCCGCGCCGAAGCCCACCCACACCATTGTCCAGAACAGCCCTGCATAGAGACCGCCCCTGTTCAAGCTGAACGGAACGCTATCGGCGACTGCTTGGCTGAATGGAGGCGGCTCTACATCAACAGCACCTTCCATTGCCAACTGTATCCGGTTGGAGATGGATGGGATCAAGCTGGTCTGGAGAAACACCCGATTGGATTCGAGCGCCGCGTCGATCTTGCGAAAGTCATCTTCATCTAAGAGCCGATTGCCAACGCCCAGTTTATAAGCTTTGGGAATGTGTCTTTGAGCGGCATTCTGCAGACGTGCTTCAAGGATCAGCAATAGGCCCGCTAGATCCTCGAACCCCCCGGTCTCAAGTTCGGCCATCCAGGCCGCGATGATCAACTGAAGTTCATCGCGGTATCTCTTTTGCTCTCGTTCCAGGAATATGGGTCTGCCGGTGAAGCCCCGGAATATCCGTTCGCCTACTTGCTTTGCCAGAGCGAGAAAGGGAAGCGCGGCCCGACCCCCCGGCGAGCTTTCTCAAATTCCTCGACCGATGGACCTTCTCCCTCGTCTGGGTTCTCTCCCTGTTGGAGCATCATGTCAGGTGTCAGGTCCTGCTCGCCCAGCAACTCAAGGAACCTGATGTCCAGATCACCTTCATCCTGAGCGATCTGCCTGGCAATGATCGGATCGATCTCGCCCGATTCGATGCGGATCCCGCGCTCCTCGGCCCGGATCCTTTTAACCTTGGCTTCCCTCTCTTCAAGGTCGATGTCCTGCTGAATGAACTCGAAGGTCACGTTGCCAGGCATCACAAAGACATTCATCGCGTGGCTGATGAGTGCCATGAATGTCGCTGGACCTTTACCGCGGGTCTTCAGATGCAGAACTTCACTCTGAGCTCCGGATCCCAATTGGCCGCGGGGGAGCGGCGCGAACTCCTGGTAGTCTCGACCCAGACCCAAAGCTATCTGGGCGATGTACCATTGAAATTCCTCATCTATGTTGAAGCCCTCGGGCAGTGCCTTCATCTCGATTGTCACTGAGCTGGGTGGTGTTTGGGGATCCAGACTTCCAATTATCAGAGGTTCCAGATAGCGGAGGGTGTGTTGGTTGTCGGCCAGTTCCTGTTGGCGTTTCTTTACATCATCAATGGCCTGCTGCGATACGCCTCCGACAATATGCACAGCCTCAGTGAACCTGCCTCCTACCTTCTCACCGCGGAAGATCGAGATGTCACGCATGATCTGAGCCATGCGGAGGACCCGCGTTACCGCGCAATACTGAACGTCGAACATCTCCTCGATAGGACTTGGGAACTCCTCCAGAAGGACAATCGAGTACCAAGGCATCTTGTGCCTGACGCTGCGGGTGTCTGTGAAGATGACCGGAAACTCTTGGTCGCCGGTTCGTTGGCAGCGCAGAGATTCAAGATGGTTGATTCCAAGGATGGGAGCCGAAGGCGAATCAGATTGTCGGATGATCTCGAAGAATGCCCCATTGTCCTGCGTATAAAGATCGATGCTAACCTTCTTCAGGAAGTTGGCCCAGCCCTTCCCCTTGTTGGCCATCTGCAAGATGTCCTGGACCGCCTCAGTCGTCTTCGGCTCTCCGGTGAGCTTCCATTCGAATGACGAATTGCTGGCAGTGACCGTGTAGATGGCAGACGCCAAAAGCGATTCGGTGTGCCACCAGTCGCGCATCTCCCGATCACGTTTCTCGACTAGGGTCCCCCACTTAGTAAAGGTGTCGGCGATGCTCGCAAACCACATGACGAATGACTCACCTGCACCCGGCCCCTGATGAATCGATAAAGGTTCCTCGGTGACCGACCGCGTCTGTATCTGAGTCTGCGGTGGGGGAGCAGGTGAGCTGATTGCTTTAGATTGGGACTTGGATTTCTTTGCCATATTCAGACTCGTTCTCCCAGGCGTAGCCCGCGACCTGGCCCTGGTTGGTCACTTCGATGACCCTCCTGCCAAGTCGTCGGACAAGAATCTTATGGATGAAGTTGGGTAGTCTCCAAATGAAGGCCGCTGACTTACTGAGTTCCGGGGGTTCCGCGTAGAGCCGTGCCCCAGGCGTGCATTCAAAAGCGTGTTTGTATTGCTCGCCGATCTTCACTAATGTCCCAGCACCAGTCCCACAGAAGACACAATCGACCGATCGGTAGGTCTGCTGCACTGCCCTGAGTTCAAGGACCGTCCCGCATCTGGCGGGTTCGTTCGGTTGGATCGGATGCGGCGGGATACAGAATGGACATGAAATTATCGGAGGACCATCTTTGGCCTCCAGGATCTTCGGCTTCTGCCTTCGTTTCTTTCCCGGTTTCATTTACTCTCCACGTTATTATGGCGCAAGGACCGCAGCCTTCTTCCGCAGGAGAACACCTTGCACCATCATGCGGAATGCAGTCAGTCCGCTGAGATTATCACGGACCGTGACACGGAATGTCCAGCCTGGAAACATCGTCATGAAGTTACCGCTCTTGAAGATGCTGAAGCGAACTGGGAACGCGTCATCGCCAGCTGCAAGTATCAAGATAGCATCTGCTCCAGCCAAGGCAATGAAATCCTCATTGGTCTGAATCGGCCTCTGACCGGTCCCGAAGTTCTGTTGGACCACGCCATCAACATCCATTATTTCAAACAACAATCCGTTGGTCAGGGCCGCTCCCAGACCTCCGAATTGTCCCCAGCGTATACTGCCATCTACCAAAACGACATCGAGCCTTGAGAGACGAAAGCGGGAGAAGTCGGTTCCGCGCGGCACCACATAATCGAAACTCTCGTCACCGCCAGAGCCATCGACATCCATATCAATGACACCATCCGCCGCACGCGCGAGATAGGCATAGACGTGATCCTGCGGAATGCTTTGGAAAGCGGTACGTTGCTGAATTAGCTTGAGAGAGACCTCGGCACTTGGAGGCATCAGTTACCCCAGACGAAGGAAAGAGTTGCGGTCGCAGCTTCCTCAAGGAACTTGAGTATGGTGTTCGGGCCGATGGTGAGCGTTTCGGGATCACCAGTCGCGGTCAGCCGGAAGCCAAAGCCCGCTGTTGGATCCGATCCGTCCAGTGTGTAGCGGATATTCTGATCGAACGCTTGGATGATGATCTTGCTGATCGGGAGATTTACGATTGGCGGGGTGAGAGTCCTCACAACCGTCAGGTCGGCTCGCTGCGTGTGCGAGCCCATCGGATTGAACGGGGCGACAGCAACCCTCTCGTCAGGTCCGCCTCTGGTCTTTCTTCCTCCAGCCATCGTCTTTCTCCTTCTTCCCGGTGACTACAGATTAAGTCTGAGACATTCGTGACTCGCCATTGAGAGGCACACTGCCAGATCGATCTTCAGCGCGTCCTCTCTCTTGACTATTCTAAGGCGGCGGCCATCGCTGTCAAGTTTGCGGTCGGCATTTAAGATGTGATCGCGTAGGTCCGGATCTCCATTGTGCCATATTCTACGTTCGAGGATCAGGTCAAGCAACTGGCGGTCCGCCTCAAGTCTGCGTTTCCCCTGGCTGAACTCAAAGAACCATGAGAGGTTCTCCTTGTTGAGTGCTTGCATCATATCGTGCAACTGAGTGGGATCATAGCAGACCTGGACCACACTGAACTCCTGGCACAGCCTGCGGATCTCTTTACGTGGCTCATCGAAGTCGATCTTCCCACCACGCGGCGCCTTCCATGTGTTTGTATATCTAACGAAGAGCTGGCTAGATCGGTGCTTGGGATCGGGATGTCTAGTCACTCCGACAAGTCCGAATAGATCGGCGATGCCGCTCACACGCCCAACCGCCGCGTCCACGCCCAGCACCATCGGCTGCTTCGGGTCCATCGCCGGCAGGTCAGCCTTGCACAGATCCCAAAGAGTAGTTGAGGGGAGGAAGCGTTGTCCCTCTTCGATGTCTTCCCAGGCCGCTTCTAAAAGCACGCGCGCCTCTGCTTCTGTAAGTGATTGTCGGCGCTTGCTAACGAAGTCCTCCGATAGATTGTCCTGGTTATCAAGCGTGAGTAGCGTCATGGTGAACGAATCGTTCTTGAATGCTTCGCGAGGATCCTTATCTAACATCGGCCCGAAGAATTCAAAGAGCCAGTGTTTGCGGGGGGTGGTGGTGAACCAGAGCTGCGGAGGGATTCCATTGTGGGCTATTCGGACACGGCCATCCAGCACCTTCAGCGCAACGGCTGTCTTGTGCCTGCGGCATTCGTCGAAGTGAGCCCAGTTGACATTTGGCCCCTCCCAGCCCATGACATCGTTTTCCTTCATGCCTCCACAATAGACGACGGCGCCAGTATTGAAAGCCATCTGGAAGGGCTTGAAAGGTTCCCAGTCAAAGCTCTTGCGATACTGCTGGCGATCAACCACAGCTTCCCACGGACACCAGCGCCGAAACTCGGGCCATAGACTTCTTTTGAAGTGCTCAAAGTCAGGGGAGACCATGATGCCTGAAGCACCATGGCGGACGCGCTCAAGGTTTCGGATGATGCCGGCGACCGATTTGCCCCCACCCTCGCCGCCCTTCGCCAGAAGATAGCGATGGGTGTCATTCTCAACCCATTGCGCTTCAGCATCATGATGAGGTTGATAGGGTTTCAGGGTTTCGGAATTGCGATATTCTTCAGGCCACCGCGGAGGTCGATTAGCTAGGCGTCTGAGCTTCTCCGCTTTCGCTAATCGATAAGCCTGCGGAGATAAAAAGTTCTTCAGCGAGATCGTATCCGAGTTCATCGATGGCGATCTGTGGGTCGAGTTGTCCATTCCTCAGTAATTCTACAATATCAGATTGCCAATCCAGTGTCACCTTGTGCTTCTTTTCCCGATCGCCCATCTCGGCAGCGATGTCCGCCAGCAGTCCGCGATATTCCCTGATGGCTCCAGGTTGGAGCGCACCTACCTCCAGCAGCTTAAAGAATCTCATCGCAAGCACGCCAAGATCGTGAATGCGCTGCTGATAGATCGCATATCCGGTACTTGTGGCAGTCGCTTTGATGTGCGCCATTTGCGCATCGGCGATCTCTTGATCGCGCTGTCTGACGCGTTCTTGCCAGCCGTGTGTGGTAGACCAAGCTGCTAGGGTTCTGAACCTTTTTGTTGGCGGTTTGTTGGCGGTTTGTTGGCAGTATAGAGCAAGCAAGACCCGCAGGGAACGAGGAGGCCCCATCTGATAATAGTCCTCAAAGGCTTTTCTCGCCTTGTTCGTTTCCCTCACCAATCAGTTGTCTCCGCCGGCCTGTTCATCGCTTTTTCCAATACCGTAGCCACCCTCAGCTGTACTTACTTCAATGCGATGTTTATTGAGATGATCGAACTTCCCGAAGTGTTCCCGTCTATGCTCTGGGCATAATCCTAAGTTGAGATGATTGATAGTTCTTGCTTCGAACTGCTGCCTACAAACGCGACATGTACTACTAATTGGTTGAATTCGATTTTTTGG